GTAAATTCTTGGAGTCAATCCATGTCAGAAGTCGCGCAAGAAGTAGCGCAAGAACCAGCCCGGAAACAGGCTGCGACAGTAGTAACGAGTGAAAATTTAGCTGAGTTTTCGTTAAAAAAAATTGGTTTAGCGCCCAACGGCGCTCCTGTTGAGGCCGCTAATGCGGAGCCGACAGTTGAGCAAGAGGCGAGTGAACCGAGCGAGGACGAGGCTGTAACAGGTGAGAAGAAGCACAACCCAAAGCTTGAAAAGCGGTTTTCGGAACTGACCAAGCAGCGCGACCTTTCCCGCCAAGAAGCGGAGAAAGAGCGCCAAGCCCGTCAGGAATTGGAAAATCGGATCAAGGAACTGGAAGCCAAGGCGAACCCGCCTCAACCGGCTGACCCAGATCCCAAACCCGATCCTAGCCAGTTCAATGACGCGCTGGAATATGCAGAGGCTCTGGCCGAGTGGACTACTGACAAGAAGTTGCGGGAGCGTGAGCAGCAGGAAATGGCTCGCAGGGCTCAAGAGGAACAAAGCAGAAAACAGGCTGAGTTCCAAAAAAGGGTCGAATCTGCGAAACAGGACTTGCCAGACTATGAGGATACGATTGCCGCAGCCGGGGATATTCCCGTGTCTGCACCCGTAGGGGAGGCAATTGTCGAGAGTGAATACGGGCCTCAACTCCTGTATTACCTAGCCGACAATCCTGATTTTGCTCGCTCCTTGGCCGACAAGTCATTGACGGCGCAGCTTCGTGAGATTGGGAAGTTGGAGGCGAAGTTTGAAAAAGCTGAAGCTCCTAGCAAAAAGGAACCTGTTGCGAAGAAATCGAACGCACCTGCGCCGATTTCGCCTATCAAGGCAAGCAGTTCATCCGTGGACACCGGACTAGATTCAGACCGAGCGTTTCATGGAACCTACCAGCAATGGAAGGCTGCTCGCCTTGCAGGGAAGATTCGGTAAGGTGCATTTACAACCTTTTTTGGAGCAATGAAAAATGGCAAATAATTTGCTAACCATCTCCATGATCACCAACGAGGCGTTGATGGTCTTGGAAAACGAACTTACGTTCACGGCCCGCGTGGATCGTTCCTATGACGATCAGTTCGCGGTTACAGGCGCAAAGATTGGTAACACCGTTAACGTCCGCCGTCCGGGTCGTTTTATCGGTACGACTGGCCCTGCGCTCAATGTTGAGGACTTCAACGAGACTTCCGTCCCGGTGACCCTCTCCACCCAGTTCCACGTTGACACCCAGTTCACGACTCAGGACTTGGCCCTGTCGTTGGATATGTTCTCTGATCGCGTTCTGAAGCCCGCTATTGCCGCTATCGCCAACAAGATGGACTTTGATGGCACGACAATGGCTGTTCTGAACACGGCCAACACCGTTGGTACCGCTGGCGTGGTTCCCTCCGACATCGCTACGTTCCTGACCGCACAGGCTTATCTGGACGGTGAAGGTTCGCCGCGTGACGGCAAGCGTTCCTGCGTGGTTGATCCGTTTACCGGCGCTTCCATCGTTGGCTCGCTCAAGGGTCTCTTTAACCCCCAAGGCACGATTTCGTCCCAGTACGAAAAGGGCCTGATGGGTAAAGACACCATCGGCATGAACTGGTACATGGATCAGAACATTGTGTCCCATACCTACGGTTCATACAGCACCGCCACGATGTCCACGAACACCGCGACTTTCACGGGTTCGCTGACAACTGGCTGGGCTCAGACCTCCACGATTACGATTTCGGCAGCAACGGCCAATGCAGTTCTGAACGCCGGTGACACCATCCAAATCGCTAACGTGTATGCCGTCAACCCCCAGAACCGCCAGCCCTACGGTGGCAACGTGCTGCGTTCATTCGTGGTGACCTCTGCTGTGACGATTACGTCCGGTGGATCCGCCTCTGTGACCGTTTCGCCCGCTATCATCACCGCTGGTCAGTTCCAGAACGTGTACGTGTCCTCGACATCTGCTTCCGCTACCGTTACGCCGTTTAACAAGACCGGCGCAGTTAGCCCGCAGAACATGGTGTTCCACAAGAACGCCTTCACGCTGGCTACGGCTGATCTGGAACTGCCGGATGGCGTTCATTTCGCTGGTCGCGCATCGGACAAGCAGCTTGGTCTGTCGATTCGTGTTGTTCGTCAATACACGATCAACAACGACTCGATCCCGACCCGTCTGGATGTTCTGTACGGCTGGGCTCCGTTGTACCCCGAACTCGCTTGCCGCGTGGCAGCTTAATTAGGAAAGGAACCTAGAAATGAGCAATCCCGGAGCAGCATCTACCCAAACGACCAACTACCTATTTAACGGTAACGCATCGGATGGTGTCCTTTTGGGCATCGCTGGTGGCAAAGTTGGTTTTTACGGCGAGACACCCGTTGTGCAAGCCTCTGCAATCACCACGATTTCGGACAGCGCAACTGGTACCGCCATCGCGACTGCGGTAAATAGCATCATCACCGCCCTGAAAAACATCGGCGTTACCGCCTAAGATGTTTTTCTGACCG